TTAATAAGACTGTGTGAGTTCGCAAGATACCAAATGAGTGCAGGTTATACAACGTCCGTATGTCAGAAAAGAATGGACGGTAATTTTGGGAGGGTTCGGACGGTGAAAGCTTGGGCGGTGGTGATGATTCTTTGGCTGTTTCTCTGCTGCGTGGGCAAGATCGTCACGCCTGTATAAAAGAGATGAAGTGAGGAATCTTAAAGCTGCCGCCATGGATGCCGTGCTTGAAATTGTCCTGCTGGTCTTGGGAGTTTGGGTGTTGGTAAAAATATGAGCGAATACAGGACACCGGCTGAAATCTGGATAAAGCGTTTGCCGCAAAACGAGGGCAAAAAAGCACCCAGTTTTTGCACTACAAAGATTGAGATTTTCCCGGCTCATTATTGGGCTGAACATTGGGAGCCGGGGAGCAAGTTGTTTTCGCCGAAGCTGCCGTTGCAGAGTGAGGCGCGGAAGTACTACTGGGAGAATCAGTTTAGGGTTCGGGTTAATGGGAAGTGGATGGGCACCAGGGCAAAGTATGTGACCTATACTAAGGCACAAGTATTAGAGAGGTATTTCGGATGACTAGTTGGCCAGGACAACCACTGGCACCACCGAGGATATGTAAAGACAAAGAGCATCAGGCAAAGAGAGATCAACAGTTCGTCTACACGATCTCTGTTCTCAATGGCAATGAACCTCTTGGGTTTAAAGAATATCGTCTCTATTCAGATGGAAGGACTGAGGGCTTTGAGGGACCTGCGGCTGTTTACGTTCAAAAAGAGCCTAACTCTAATAATTACGGCAGACCACTCAACGGTTTGTCTCTCAATGATGCCGAACTTGACGACCTAATTTACGAGATTAACGGAGTGTGCTGCCGTTGTTGTGCTAAGGGTAGGATGCCTCAGTTCTCATTTGCACCAATTCGACAATTTGCACGGCGGATTCTGTCAGTATTTCAGGCTTAATATGAATATCACACCCACTCCAATATTTACGGGCAGATCGCTCCAGATGTACCAAAAGCATGTTCGACCACTGCCTGTCGGTATGTGTCATGCTCCCATGATGAATAAGTTTGCGTGTATCAATAATGCTGACTTTGTAAAGGTTAAAACTTTCTCTTTTAGCGTCTCGACGAAACTGCTCAGCATCTTCTCTGGTTGGGCTGAGGAATACACAGTCCAACCGGCTGGGTTTATCAGGAAAGCGTTTGATACGTTCAAGTTCGAACGTTTGCTCTCTCAGCAACCGCCAATACGTCCCTTTATCAAAGTCGGAATTATAACTTTCGAGTTCCTTACGCCAGTTTCCAGGCTCAATAATGTCACCTGGCTTAAGGAGACGGGGGTTCAAATAGTAGTACAGATTGTCCATTTTTTCTCTCCTTGTGTGAAATTGATGGTTGGTTGGTCCCGGCCTGACAGAGTAGCCCAGGGAGAGATTTTTTTGAAGGTAATTAACTGATGGTTAAGCAGCTCAGCCTTTTCAAACAGAGCAGTTTTAACATTACGCGTGAGCTGAAGGAGTGCATGGCCGGAGTGGTAGTGGGAAGTGGTTTATCGAGAGAAGAATTTCTCGATCGGATGAACGCGCTTGCCGACCGGTTTGGGGTGCGTCTGATGAAAGGGAACGGCCAGGGGTTGACCATGGCGACGTTTGAGAAGTGGCTAAACCCAGCGGATAAAGACCATATCCCCTCCCCTGTGGTGTTGCCGGTGTTTTGTGAGGTAGGCGGCTCGGCCGCTCCCCTGCAGGTGATGGCCGGACCGGTCGGGGCAATGGTGATCGGCGAACAAGACAGGGTGCTTTTGCAATGGGCCAGAGAATACCAGAAGGCAAAGGAGGCCAGGCGGATAATGAAACGGCTGGAGTCCGAGATATGAAGAAACGAAACACCAAGGAAATCAAGGTCTGGATGATCAGACGGAAGCTGCGGGAAATCGATATTGTGCAGGCCACCGAGGTTGAACAGACTTATGTGAATAAAACCATCAACGGCAGTCGCAATAATCGAGTTGTCCTCGAATTCTTGAGGGACAAAGGGTGTCCGGTAAAGTATCTGGCGCTGCCAAAAGACATGGAGAAAAAGGCATGACAGGGGAAAGAGAGATTGCTGAAAAAGCTCGGGCAGTACAGGACCAATGGTACAGGCAGAAGCGGGAGAGTCTCCGCAGTGTTGCTGCCGAGATTATGAAGAAAAAGAGCGAACCGGAAAAGGAACGAAAGTAATGAGCCATCCAGGAGATTTGGTTGTGATCGAGAAGCCGCTCAGTCAAAAAGAAGAGAAGCGGTTGGCCGAGCTTGAGACGGTTATCGATGAGAATATCAAGGGGTTTTATGCCGTCTGGTTTGCTTTGAAAGAGATCAGCGACAAGCGGCTTTATCGGACTGAAGAGAACCGGACATTTGTCGATTATTGTAATGAGGTGTGGGATTTAAGTAAGAGTAGGGCTTATCAATATATCGAAGCCGCCGAGGTGATTGAAAATGTCCGCCATGGTGCCCGTGCTGGAGAAATTGAAATGTCCCCAATTGGGGACATCTTGGATGGAGATAATGAAATGTCCACCATGGTGGACATTCTGCCATTCCCAACAAACGAACGTCAAGCCAGAGCCTTAGCAAAAATCCCAGCAGAACACCAGGCCACTGTATGGAAACTCGCCTGTGACGACGCCAAAGACGATGGCGTCAAGCTCTCCGCCAAACTCATCAGCAAGGCCGTCAAAGACTTCAAGATCCAGCAGTTCGGCAAGGCAGTAAAAGACCTTCAGCGCACGGCCATTCCTCCCCGTGAACCGAAAACGACTACACCCAACATTTCAGAACCGCTCCGCACCTGTTTCGCCAATATGCTGGAGATCATCCAGCATGAAGCAAGCAAGGGATGGCGGGGCAGCAACCAGGATGTCGTTGTCACCTGGTTGAGGACTCTCCTTACAGCTGCGGAAGAGGGAAGATAACTATGGGCGGCCAGCGGAAGAATACCGGAAAGAAGAGTGTTTCGCTTTTTGAGATAACCATCGCCACCGGCAAGGATAAGTCCTCGGTGAGACGCCGCCTGGCCGATCCTGCCAAATACCCTTATGTCTGGAAAAACGGCGGAAAAGGCAAAGAAAAACACTTCTATTTCGAACATCTGCCGGAAGATATCAGGGTCGCCCTGGTCCGTCATGAGGCGGCTCCCGTTCAGAGCTTACCGCTCGTCGGCACCGCCTCTGCCGGAGCCGCGGTTGCCGAAAAACTTCTCCGCGATGCCGCCGAAAAAGAGGAACGAATCAGGGACAACAAGGAACGCGGGCTGGCTCTCTTTGAGACGCTTACGGAAAAAAGGAAAAAGGAAGCCATTGCCCGACATGATTTTCTCATGGCCTGCGACGGTTTCGTCGCAAGGTCGGGACTGCCGATCCGCAAGGGAGCGAGCAGGTCGAAAGCCGGGGATATCCTCTTTATCGAAACCTACAACAAGGGGCTGATCGAACTCGACAGCTCCTTGATCGAGATAATCGGACCCACCAGCTCATACTCCACCCTCAGGCGGATCGCCGAGGCGTACGAGACGGAAGGCCTCTACGGCCTGGCGTTCAAACATCGCAATCCGAGCAAGGGAAGCACCTCTGTTCCCGAGCATATCAGGCGTTTTATCATCGGAGTCAAGTTTGATAAGCCGCATGCAAAGGTGAAATGGATCATGAAAATGATTCGGGCCGAATTCAACGGAGAAAAACTCCCCGGCTACTCCGCCGTGCGCCGCTTTGTCAACACCTGGGAAAGCGAGAACCGCAATTTGCTGCTCTCCATCACCAATCCGGATGAGTACAAAAACAAGATAATGTCAGCCATGGGCAACGCCTCTGAAAACATAGTCCGGCTGAACCAGGTCTGGGAACTGGATTCAACCCCAGGCGATGTCATGTTGACTGATGGTCGTCATAATATCGTCGGCATTGTCGAGGTCTTTTCAAGAAGATTCAGGCTGCTGGTCTCGCCCTCATCAAACGCCGAAGCGGTTGCCTCACTGATCCGCAGGTGCCTGCTTGAATGGGGTGTGCCGGAAGTGGCGACCATCGACAACGGAAAAGATTATGTCTCCGACCATGTCACCCGCGTTCTCACCGGCCTCGATATCTTCCCGAATGTATTGCCGCCCTTCTCGCCGGAGAAAAAGCCTCATGTCGAACGGGCTTTTCAGACTTTTTCCCACGGTATAGTCGAGTATCTGCCCGGCTATATCGGCCATAGCGTAGCCGAGCGCAAGGCCCTTGAGGCAAGAAAAAGTTTCTCGCAGCGGCTGTTCTCGAAAGGCGAGGTTATTCAGGTGGAACTTAGCTCAGCCGATCTGCAGGATATCTGCGACAGGTGGATCGACTCGATGTACCTGCACGAACCGCATGGCGGCCTGAACGGGGCAACGCCTATGGAGATTGTCCGGCGCTGGCCGGAGCCGGTGCGGGAGATCAAGGACGAACGTGCCCTTGACATGCTGCTGGCCCCTGCCCCTAAAGACGGCGGGATGCGAACCATTCAGAAGAAGGGCGTCAAGGTTGACAATGCCTGGTACACCGCCGCCCTGTTAATGGGGCATGAGCGGGAGGGCCGTCAGGTCAAAGTGTTGCTCGACCGGTTGGACCTGGGCGTTGTGTACGTCTATTTCGTCCGGGACACCCATCTCGAATTTCTCTGCAAGGCTTACTGTAAGGCGCGGGACGGCGTCAACCCGCAAGAGGTTGCGGCGGTTGGCCGGGCAATGCAGAACAAGTACTACAGCGAGAAGCGGGCCGAGGCGCGGAAGATGGCAAAAGAGGTCGGCAAGGCCGCGTCCGCCCAAGAGATCCTCCGGCAGCGCGAAGGCGAGCGCGGCACGATCTTTGAGTTTCCCAAGAAAAAAGAGGAATACAGCTCTCCTGGTCTGGAAGAGGCGGCGCGGGCGGCACGGGCACTCGATCCGATGCATGCGGCGATGGTGCCTGCCACCCTGAGCGAGGAGGAAGAGGCCATTGCCGCAGAAATGATCGGGCAACAAGAGCCAAGATTCGGCGGGCCTATAGTCGACGCCAGATCGAAATTTCAGGAGAAGAAACTCAAGGACGCCGGGGATTCAGGCTGGCAGGAACTGGACGGCTTTGAGCGTTATGAATTTATCATGGCTCTGCCGGCAATGACGGAGAGCATGACAAAGTGGGTGGCGTATTTCAAAACGACATCCGAATACGAGGCGTTGCGGGATATTTACGAAGTCTCATCAATGTAAAAAAAAGGGCCGTAGTGCGAATACGGCCCATCAACCAAAAACAACAAGGAGGAGAATAACAAATGCGAGCTGAAACGGCAATCACCAAGAGTATCAAAAAATACCTGGTGGCCATGGGTGCCCTTGAGGACAGGAATTCGAGGATTGAGAGGATGTGTCTGCTCTGGGGTTTATCGGGAGCGGGCAAGACCACGGCAACCGCCTATGTGGTCAATCAGGTGCATGGCGTCTTTATCCGGGCACAGAAGATCTGGACGATGACCAGCATGCTGGGGGCGATCTGCGAGAGGCTGGGCGGCAAGCCGGTGCGCTACAAGCAGCCGATGTTTGATTTCATCATCAAGCAGTTGAAGACTCAGCGCCGGTCGCTCTTTATCGATGAGGCGGATTACCTCAATGAGGATTTGGTCGAGGTGATTCGGGATATTCACGATATCAGCAAGCGGCCTATCGTCTTGATCGGCATGGATGAACTCAGGCATGGACTGCTGATCAATGAAAGGTTTATGCGGAGAATCACCCAGGAGATCGTCTTTGGACCTATTGACCTGCAGGATGCAAGGGAGGTCTGCGATAAGACCTGTGAGGCCAAGGTCGCCGATGATCTGCTTGAACGTCTCCACACCGAAGCAGACGGCAATGTCGGTCTGATCACCAACGGATTAAAGGCTATAGAGACGCTGGCGAAACGCAATCAAATGGAGGTTGTCGACCTGGAAGCTTGGGGCCCGCGAAATCTGTTCTTCGGAGAAAAAAAGAAATAACGATATGGCCGGTAAAAAGGGAATGAGGAGAAAGGTTGCAAGTCGCACGGCCAGGCAGCAGGCATGGCAGTCGATGCAAATTTTTATCAGTTTCACCACAGACGATATTCTCGCCACGGCAGACATAAAAAATTCCAATCTCAACAAATATCTGACACTGCTCAGGCGACACGGCTACGTCGATGAGACCGGGCAGATCGGAGAATCCGGGCAACTGCATTACCGGAAACTGTTTGAGCTGGTTAAAGATACCGGGCCGACCTGCCCGATTGCCTACCGTGAAAGCGGGTTGAGGGACTTGAATACCGGCGAAGTATTTGAGCCTGAGGAGGAGGAAGTATGAATTGGCAAACGATGCTTGCAAGAGCCGTCTCCGGCGAGGGTAGTCAGGCCGCTGTGGCCAGGGCGCTCGGCTACAGCGCGGCGACGATCAGTCAAGTGCTGTCCGGCTGTTATGGCGGCAATACGCGGAAGTTTGAGACCAAGGNGGTCGAGGTCTACGGTGAAAAATATGGGAATGAAACGGTGCCCTGTCCTCTCTTGGGGGTGATCCCCAGGGGGCGGTGTATCCGTGAGAGCAAAAAGGAATTCTCAACCGCCAGCCCTCTGGCGGTTGAGCTTTGGGATACTTGTCCGGATTGTGAATTTAATCAGATTACGGAGACTAAGCCATGAATGATGTGAACGAGACTGAGGCCGTTTTGCCGGTAACCTTGCGATGCCAGGTTTGCAGTGAGTTGAGGACAATGAATTTTGTAGAAGAAGATCTTGAAGACGAAGCCTTTGCCGAGATTTATCCATTACAGCCGTGGGCTGTACCGTGTGACGAATGTGAAAAGCTTATGTGGAGTGTATCAGATGATTTTGATGAATTCATCGGACTTCATGAAGCCTGTCTCGAGGAAGAGCGCTGGGCGATTGATTACGCTAGAGGCCTCATTCAAGATTCGTGAAATAGGGAGATAAAACCATGTTAGATGTGATGCTTGATTTGGAAACAATGGGAAACGGTCCCGATGCGGCGATTGTCGCGATCGGGGCCGTTGAGTTTGACCTGGAGGCGGGTGAGATTGGCGAGAAGTTTTATATGGTGGTCGATCTGGAATCTGCGATTCAGATGGGTGGAATTATGGATGCGTCGACTGTGCTGTGGTGGATGCAGCAAAGTGACGAGGCCAGGAATGTTTTTACCCGGCAGGGTGAGACTATAACCAAGTCTATGTTGATGTTTTCCCGCTGGCTGCGGGAGCGGGGGGACAGGTCGGACGTGCGGGTGTGGGGTAACGGCGTGGCTTTTGACAACGTTATCCTGGCCGGGTCTTACCGGCGCCACAACGTGACTCCGCCGTGGTCTGGGCGGAATAACCGGTGCTACAGGACAGTCATGAAACTCCATCCTCATGTGAAAATGCAGCGTGTCGGGGTGCATCATAACGCAGTGGATGACGCTGAGAACCAGGCTCGTCATCTCATTTCCATGATCGGCAGTAAGACCATTTAACAGGAGATTGAACCATGTTTGAAGTAGTCGAAACAGCCAAGAAAATGATCGTAAAGCTGAACGAAATCCAGCCTGCCGTCAGTGTTGCCGGGATGGATCAGGAGTCGGAAGCTATCAAGGGAATGAAGATGGATCTGGTGATGATGATCAGTAGTCTCACTCCCGACCATCCATGCATGCAGCGGGTTCTTGTTGCGCTGCGCGAGGATGTGGTGAGCAGTGGTGTTGCCCTACATGAGTTGCTCGGCGGGGAGCTTGATGATGCAGAGGAACTGAACGACGGACAGATCCATGTTGCCATGCTGGCGGCTGAGGCGTTTGTGCTTCGGGCTCAGGATTATCTGAATAGTAAACGGAAGGCTTTTGAACTGGGTGGAGGGAAATATGGAAGAGCGTAAGAAGCAGATCCCGGAAGGGTACATGGAAGACGCCAGGGGCCATCTGGTGCCGGAGTCGATGGTAAAGGATATCGACAAGATCAGGGATGAGTTGGTGAAGGGGTTGGTGGCCAAGGCGAAGGATGTCAAGGCTATGCTGCAGGTGTTTAAAAACGCGGCGTTTGAGGAGATCGAGCAGTTCATTGAGTTGTCAGCCTCGGAGTATGACACCAGCCTGGGCGGCAATAAAGGGAACGTGACGTTGATGAGCTTTGACGGCCGGTACCGGGTAATGCGGGCTGTCGCCGAGTCGTTTGTTTTTGACGAGCGGCTACAGGTCGCAAAGGATCTGATCGACCAATGCCTCAACGAGTGGACCGCGTCTTCCGGGCCTGAGTTGAAGGCCCTGGTGAATGATGCCTTCTCTGTCGATCGGGCGGGCAATGTCAACGCCAAGCGGATCCTCTCCTTACGGAAATTCAATATCGAGGATGAACGTTGGCTGCGGGCCATGGCCGCGATCAACGACAGTCTGACTGTGGCCGGGAGCCGGGAGTATGTGCGGATCTACGAGCGGGTGCAGGATACCGATCGCTGGGAGCAGATTCCTCTGGACGTCGCGGGGGTGTGATATGGAAACGACCGATGTCAAAGAGGCAGGCGTGCGGAGGGTTGCGGTTATCACGTCGATCTGCACGGTGGCGGATTGCCCGATTGAATGCGTGTGTGTGAGTTCGACCGATCCGGCGAAGAAGGTCACGTGTGGTCATTATCTGGGGGCGTATACGAATGGTAAAGGGTCGGCTGTTAACTGTGGGTATCTGGGGAGATAGGGGTATGTGGGGATTCACAATACACTGTGGCCATTGCGACACAACCAGCCCCTTCGAAAAATGGATTGAGCGGCCGTCCGGATATCGCCTGCCGGACGATTGTTTCCAGTGCCCTGTTTGTGCCGTGGCGATTAAGCGAGTGCTGCACAGGCCGACCATTAAGGCTGGGGCCCCAGTGCCCTGGTACTACGGTTCTTATATCACGCTGGAGAAGATCCCGGCGTGGTTGTGATAACTTCGAATATATAGGTGGGTGATGAGTATCTATCTGTGGTTCCTGGCTTTCGTATTAGCCTTTTTTTTCTTGGCGGGGATTTGGTGGGGCTTTGAATGCGATGTTGCGAGTCCTTTATTATTCACCGCTTGTGCAGCTATCGGAAGCCTGGGTTACGTCCTCGGGCTTGGGGTAAAGGTTATTAAAAATATCATTAACGGTAATTTCTTTTAAGCGAAACCCCGGACAGTCCGGGGTCATCGGCGGGTGGTTCCGCCGGNTTGAAAAGCAGCCTGAAACGGAGGGAGATATGCTGAAAATCAAAGAGCAACTGCACTACAAACGGGGCTACACCGACAGATGCTGCTCCGACTGCAATCATTATGTGGAAAGCTTCAAACTTACCGGCATAAACGGTGAGGATCTCGGGCATGGTCCGCGCTGCGGCATCATCGGGTTGAAACCTGGCAGGATGTACCGGATCAACCCGAAGAATATCTGCGACAAATTCGACAACAGCAAACTGTTGACCAGGCTGGGGGCAGATCGATGGAAATAGGCGCAAAGGTGGAATGGACATATGTTAGTCGAAAAGGAAGGGCGATTAAAATGACTCAGCGGTACGGAGTTGTCACTCGAGTTGAAGGTGAGATTGCAATCGTAAAACGGAAAGGTGGCCAATTCATACGGCTGTCTGTCGCCGATTTGCACATCACCGGAAGCGGTCCGAATCAATTGACCATGTTCGCGGAGAAGTTGATCGATGCCTACGAAAAATAAAGCCACTAAAACTGCGAATATCTGCACGACTATCTACGAGGGAGACTTCCAAATTAGCTTTGAATGCGTGGGAGTGGAAAAGTGCCGGTTTGCGCTCTGCCCCATAATGCCTCCCGATGGTAGTGAAGATTGTACTTATTCGGAATATTCCACATGTCTATGCCCGCAGGCGAAATATGCGGCGCTGGAATCACTCCGTAATAGGCTCACGAAAGAGCTGAAACATGCTTTCGTTCTGGCCAGTGAAGAACGACAAGACTAACAAAGCGAAACCCCGGCATGCCGGGGTCATCGGAGGGTGGTTCCGCCGATCTGATGAGCAGCCAATTCGGAGAAGACGATGAGCCAAAACGTTGACATACCATGCAAGATGCAGAGTGACTTGAAGATGTCCATTGAATGGTGCGACCTTGTGCAATACCAACAACTCTGCGCCGGTTGTATCCACAATGAAGGCCGGAAGAGAAGCAAGTATCAGCAGAAAAAAGACCGGCCTGAAACCGGCAGTCGGAGAAAGATCTAATGCCAAGAGAAGGAAAATGCCCGCGCTGTCTGTACAAAGCCTCGCTGATCAGCTTTATCGAAGCTGCCGGCGACGGCAAGCTTATCCCGGTATTCCAGAAGCTGCCTGCTGGTGTGCAGGCTTATTACCTGTCGTATATGTCTCTGTTCCGACCAAAATCAGGCAGTGCCATCCAGCTTGACAAGGTGGCGCGATTGACGGCCGACCTGGTCGAGCTGGTGACGCTGCCATATGTTCACGTCCAGGGACGTGTTGACCGACCGTGTACCTCAAAGACCTGGGCTATGGCCATGGAGCAGATGATAGAGCAGGCCCCAGGGCTGACACTCCCCATGAAAAACCACAACTATCTCAAGTCAATTGCCTGGGATGTGGCCGATAAGGCTGATCGGAATGCGGAAAAGACACACGATTCCAACGCCCAGCACAGACGACAGCAACCGGACCGGTCGGCGGCGGATCCGCTGCTTGATCCGATGGAAAAAGCGCGGCGGGAGNGGGATAAAAAGCACGGTGCTCCTTCTGCAACGATCGATTTAAAGGGGCTTTCAAAGGTCGTTAAGGGGATGGAGTGATGCGGATATTACATTTGACCCTCTACCGTAAGTGGTTTGACCTGATAGCGTCCGGCGAAAAAGTAGTCGAGTATCGAGAGGATAGTGATTACTGGCATAAGCGAATTTTCAATGACGACGGCTGGGATGAGATCCATTTTCGCAACGGATTCGGCAGTCATCGGCCATTGATGGTTGTCGAGTTCCTCTTTGCTTTTGTGACGCACTCCAGCCTCTGCGCCTGTGCCAACGGAGAGGAGTTGTCGGGCCGGGTTATCGTGATCACGCTTGGCAATAGAGTGAGATTTGAAAATTATGAAATTGATAAGCGGCGGATGTGTGGCGGATGCGGAGCACTGATCAACGAAGAGAATTCTCTCTGCGATGCCTGTGCCAAGAGGATCGATGCCGGTGTGGTGCCATGGAGTAAGGAGGTGCATGTATGACCTTAAGAGACATGGTTGTTAAGCTGTCGCGTGATGAGCTTATCGAACTGATCGATCGTAGATGTTTACTATGGCAGGTTACAAAAACAGACATAGTTCTTGCAAAAATAGCCTGCTTAGAGCGCCAGGCGAAGAAGGCATTTACCGATTGGTCGACGTTTAAAATGCCTGAAGTGTCTGCGGTAAGAAGGTCATACTTCTATCAGAAGGTAGAAGAAAAAGAAAAGATTTGGCAGAAATATGATCGGATAAGCAAAAGAATTTCAAGGTTGTTCGATTCTATAGATAGAACCAGGAGCAAAAATGCCACCGACAAAAGCTGATTACGCCAAGATCAATATAGCCTGCAAGGAACTGGGGCTCGACAAGAGCCAGCTTATTTCCGACCGGTATAAGGTCGAGTCCTCGAAGCAGCTCACCGTTTGGCAGCTGGCCGATCTGTATAAGCATTTCCGGAATCTCGGCTGGCGTGTGAAGCGAAGCCAGACGAGCAAGCTCTCGCCGAAATACGACGATGCCCAGCATCGGAAGATCGTTGCCATGTGGATCACCCTGCATAAGGCAGGCGTTATAAGAAACGGCTCCGATCGCGCCCTGCAGGCTTATGTCAAGCGGGTGGTGAAGATCGACAACCTGAAGTGGTGCGATGGGTCGGATTGCTACACCCTGATCGAGAGCCTGAAGTCCTGGGGCTTGCGTGAAGACGTTGATTTCGACCGATGATGGAGGTGCCAATGAGCTACAAGGTTGACGATCTGCCCGATGATTACCTGCCGAAGTTGGACGAACTGGCCGGCGATCTGCGGGTCCTGGCCGAAGTGGTGGGCGTGAGGATGGCTCTTCGAATCGCCGAATTATTCGGCGGCACTCCAGCCACCTTTTATGGCCATAAAAAATGGCTGATCAGATGGCGCGATGCGCTCATCAGGAAGGAATATGACCAGGGAAAAATCTCCGTGGTGGATCTGGCCAGGAAAAGCGGCATCTGCGAGCGGCATGCCTATAACATCCTCGGACAGCAGCCGGGTGAGGATAAGCAACTGAAACTGTTTTAAACATGAAACTGCTTGACATCTATGTGAGATAGGGTGAAGAACCATAACATCGGTTAATGTTAAATTCCAAAAAATCAGCGCAATGGAGGTTAGAATGTTTGGACTTGATGCACCTGTAGCAGTCATAATTTTGGTTATCCTTTGTGGTTTCATCCTGCCGTTTATTCTGAACGGATATCTTGCCAAAAGCAGGGGCAAAAGCGTAATCCTTATGCTCCTGTTGACGTGTATATTTTCTTGGATCGTTACACTGATCCTCGCGTTACTCCCGAAGGTCGAGCAAGCAAGATTACGGTAGTGCAAATCAAGGGGCGGTTTCCCGCCGCCCCCTCTCCCCCACCGCTAGTTTTCCTCCCCCTGCACTACCACACCTGAAATAAATCAGACTTACCCGCTTCTCTCTTCTTCCCTTATATCTACCACTGACATTCTGATCTCCGCCTGGTTGCCGGGGTGGTCCAATCCTGGACCGCTCCGGTTGCCTGGTTCACAGTTCAAGGACAATGGGGGAAGCGTGAAGGGACACACCTATACCAACATTTATGACCGCTACTTCCAGGTGTCTGCCCTGGAGTTCTTTTATGAAATCTTGCCATGGCAGTGGTTCAAGGCCCAGGGCATAGCCGAATCATCCCTTAATCCGGAAGCGGTCTCCCCGGTTGGGGCTTTCGGTATCATGCAGCTGATGCCGGGCACCGAGATGGACATGGCCAAAAAGCTCGGCACCGTTCCTTCCCCGCTGCCTCATACCAACATCCGGTTCGGCATCGCCTACGATCGGCAGTGCTGGAATATCTGGAAGAAGGAAAGCGGCATCGAGCGGATCCGCTTCATGCTCGGCAGCTATAACGCCGGGCCTGGTCATATCATCGAAGCGCAGAAGATTGCCGCGCTCGCCAACCTGCCCACCGACAAATGGCAGTCCATCACCATGGCCCTGCCGGAAGTGACCGGCCGTCATTCGAAGGAAACAATCGATTACGTAGCAAGAATCGAGCGGCTATACGAGCAGCTCACAACCAGGGAGAAGACAGCATGAAGGGATGGATCACATGGCTCGCCGCCGCGTGTACGGCCGGTCTTGGCGTGGTGAGTATCGTGAACGGCGACACCGAGGCGGGCTTGCAGCAGCTGGCGATTGCCGGCGGCATGATCGGCCTCGGCCGCAAGATTGAGAAAAACGGGAAATAGGATGGATCAGTTCGATCGAGCCCAGGAACTGGACGCCTACTATCGCGACCAGGCAATTGAACTGCACCGAAAGAGGATGGAGGTAGGTGGCGATAGTCTTACCCACTGCCTTGAGTGCGGGGGCGAGATCCCGGAAGCCCGGCGGACCATCCTCCCCGGGTGCACTCATTGTGTCGACTGCGTCGAAGAGTTTGAGAGAAAGAGGAAGCGATTGTGATTCAAGACTATACGGCATGGCGTTTTTGGTTCGACATCGCCCAGCTGGCCGTCACCCTTACCATCGGTGTTTATGTCTGGTGGGACAGGCGCAAGAAGGCCAACGAGGGACGACTTGTCGCCCTGGAGCAAGCAGTGGGTGGCCACTCCGCCTCGCTGCGGACAATTAATGAGGCAAAGGTGAAGCGTGAATCGAGTTGCGAGAAACATCAGCAACGCACCATCGATCTGGAAAGCAAACAGACCGAGCTGCAGTCCGATATCCGCCACTTGCCGAGCCGCCAGGATCTTACCGAACTCTCCAACAAGATCGGCCCACTGACGGAAAACCTGGGCAGGCTCGACGGCAGGCTCTCCGGAATCAATCGGGCGGTCGATCTGCTTAACCAACATCATTTGAGGACGGATTAATGGGGAATTTTGCCGAACTGATACAGGAGGCGGACAGGCGGCTGGTCGTCTTGCGCGTGCTGGCCGAGGATGCCGACTACAGCCACAACGAATATGTCCTGCGCTCGGCGCTGCGCTCTATGGGACACAACGTCAGCGTCGACCTGCTGCGCACTGAGCTGGCCTGGCTGGCCGAGCAGGGTCTGCTGGCCGTAGCCGACACGACGGGCGTCATGGTCGCCAAGCTGACGGCCAGGGGCCTCGACGTGGCTAATGGCGCCGTGGTGATTCCCGGCGTAAAACGACCGGAGCCGGAGCTGTAGCCGCCATGGGTAAGCCCTCCACCATAGACAGATTGCCGGCGGATATCCTGGATCGATTACAGGAGCTGCTGCGCGATCCGCGCATCAGCCAACTCGAGGCCACCGCCAGGATCAACGAGATCCTCGAAGAGGATGGCCATGCCGAACGGCTATCGAAATCGGCGGTCAACCGCTATGACCTGTCCATGCGCAAGGCCGGCGAGAAGCTGCAGCAAAGCCGGGAAGTGGCGAAGATGTGGATCGGCAAGCTCGGTGCCGCGCCCCAGGGGCAGGTAGGCAACCTGGTCAATGAGGTCTTGCGGACCCTGGCCTTCGATCTCTCCCTCAAATTGCAGGATGCGGAGCTGAGTGAAGAATCCATCCCGGGTGTGATCGGCAACCTCAAGGCCCTGGCCCTGGCGGTCCAGCGGCTTGAGGCGTCAAGCACCATGAACGTCAAGCGTGAGAAGGAGATCCGGGAGCAGGCTCTGCAGGATGCGGCAAAGGTAGTCGATCAGGTCGCAACGCAGCATGGTCTCAATGCCGAGCAGGCTGCATTCTGGCGGAAAGAAGTACTGGGGGTCAGGTAATGGGACGCCCTGGCGATGTAGTCCGTATCATCCCCATCGATTCCGATGAGCTGCCGGCATCGGTGAGGGAGATTCCTGCGGGGCTGGATCCGCTAGCCGAGGGTGTGCTGATGTTGCACCAGCGGCAGTGGATCAAGCAGATCCACAATGATGATTTAAACATTGCCGAGAAGGGGCGTCGGACAGGCATCACCTATGCCACCGCCCTGGATGACGCCATCACCGCATCCAGCCACAAGCTCGCCGGTGGAGACAACGTCTATTATGTCGGCGACACCAAAGAGAAAGGCCTGGAGTATATCGGCTATTGCGCCAAGATGGCCAAGGTTATGGCCATGGCCATGGCTGATGGCTGGGACGGCATAGAGGTCTTTCTGTTTGAGGATCAGCAGGATGACGGCACATCGAAGCAGATTACCAGTTATCGCATCCGGTTTTTGAGCGGGTTTCAGATTGTGGCGCTGTCAAGCAACCCGGCCAACATTCGCGGCCTGCAGGGGGTTGTCAATATCGATGAGGCTGCGTTTCACAAAAACGTCCAGGCGGTAATCGATGCCTGTACCGCGCTGCTGATCTGGGGTGGAAAGATCCGCATCATCAGCACGCACAACGGCGCGAAGAACCCATTCAATCAGCTGATCCGCGACAGCAGGGCCGGGCTCGCCTCCTTCAAGATATTCCATTGCACCTTTGACGATGCCGTTGCCAATGGACTTTTTGAAAGGGTTTGTCTGGTCAAGGGTTGGACGCCAACGGCCGAGGGCAAGAAGGCCTGGTACGACAAGGTACGTAAGGGCTACGGCACCAATACCGCAGCCATGCGCGAGGAGTTGGACGCCATCCCGCGCGAGGGCTCCGGGGTCGCCATTCCCGGAGTGCTCATCGAGCAGAGCATGAAAGAAGTCAGGCCGATTTTGCGCCTGGCGCTACCTGAGGATTTTGTGCCGAAATCGCTGTCGTATCGGGATTCATTTATATCCGAGTGGATCAGGATAAACCTTGACCCACTGTTGGACAGCCTGGATGCGGAGCGGCAACACGCCTTCGGAAGCGACTATGCGAGGCACGGCGACTTTGCCGTATTTGCTCCGCTTTCCATCGAGCAGGATCTGCGCCGGCGCTGTCCATTTATGATCGAGATGAAAAGCGTCCCGACCAGGCATCAGACACAGATCATCTGGCGTGTAATCCGCCGCCTGCCGCGATTCATCGGTGGGGCAATGGACGCCACCGGCAACGGTGCCACCCTGGCGGAGTATACCGCCGAGGAGTTTGGCTTGGACCGTATCCACCAGGTGATGCTTAACGACGCCTGGTACCGCTCCAATATGGTGCCATTCCAGCAGGCCTTTGAGGACCAAATGTTTGACCTGATGCGCGATGCCGACGTGCTCAACGATCTGCGCGCGCTGGAGATGATCGACGGTATTATCAAACTGCCGAAATTGCGGCAGGCGGATACTAAAAACGCTGAGTTCAAACGGCATGGCGACTCGGCTATCGCTCTGGCGCTCGGCTACTTTGCCACCCGCACCGACGGCAAGATCGAATACGCCTACCACCCCGTCAAAAAGCGGGAGATGACCGATGACCGGGACACTCGGTCGATCAAAACAACGGCGGGCTTTAGTGCCACCGAAGGGACATGGTGATGGTGACTATCTATGATCACCGGGGCAACCCGGTAAAAACGCAGGCCTTGACCCGTGAACTTTCGGCTCCGTCGCTTACCGGCATCCGAACCGTCTGGGATCAGACTGTTGCGGGCGGGTTGACGCCGGTGCGCCTGGCTGCTCTCCTCAGGGGCGCGGCGGAAGGCGATGCGAGAGACTATCTGACTCTTGCCGAAGAGATGGAAGAGAAAGATCTCCACTATCGCTGCGAGATCGGTAAGCGCAAGCTGGCCGCTGCGTCGCTGCCGATCATCGTCGAAGCGGCAACCGACAAGCCGGAAGACGTGAAGCTTGCCGATGAGGTCCGAGTGATGGTCAAGAGGCCCGGCTTTCGGGGGCTGCTGAAGGATCTGCTCGATGGACTCGGCAAGGGCTACTCGGTTGCCGAAATCATCTGGCAGCGTGGGACGAAATGGCAGCCGGCGCGTTACGAATGGCGCGACCCCAGGTTTTTCGTTTTCGACCGGGTGAGCAGGCGGACCATTCGCCTGCTCGATGAAGAGAACCTGGCGGAAGGCATCCCGCTTGCGCCGTATAAATTCATCGTGCATTTGCCGCACCTGAAAACCGGCATCCCGATTCGCGGCGGTATCGCCCGCGTCGCGGCCTGGGCCTGGATGTTCAAGAACTACACCATCAAGGACTGGATGGCATTTGCCGAGATCTTCGGCATGCCGCTTCGGGTGGGCAAGTATCAGTCCGGTGCGAGCAACGAGGATATCGCCATCCTCAAAATGGCGGTGGCCAATCTCGGCACCGATGCCGGAGCGGTCTTTCCCGACTCGATGAAGATCGAGTTCGCCGAGAGTTCCAAGTCGACCGGCGGCCACGAGCTGTTCAACAAGCTGGCGGATTATCTCGATGCCCAGGTGAGCCGGGGCATTCTCGGCCAGACCGCAACGACGGTAGGCACACCCGGCAAACTCGGCGGCGACGATGCCCAGGCCGAGGTGCGCACGGATATCCGGGATGACGATGCCTGTCAACTGGCCGAGACCCTTAACCTCGATCTGGTCAGGCCGTTCATCGACCTCAACTTCGGCCCCAGGGAGAGTTATCCGGAGCTGTTCCTGCGGGAGGCCCAGAAAGAGGATATCGCCGTCCTAGTCAACGCCCTGGAAAAACTCGTTCCCCAGGGCCTGAAGGTTGAGCAGTCAGTGGTTCGGGATAAACTCGGCCTGCCTGATCCGGCGAAAGGGGCGGATTGTTTACGGCCTCCCGGCGTTGCAGTGGCGCCGGAAGTAAAAGTGGAAACGGAGACGGCCCAGAACCGGCAGGGGCAGCAAGCCGAAGAAAAAAAGGATCCCCATCCGGTGGAGATCCTGAACGGCCTGCCCCGCGAGGCGGCACTCGATCCCCTGCTTGCCCCAATGCGGCAGCTGCTTGAAGAGGTGGGAAGCCTCGAAGAGTTCCGGGACCGGCTCATCGAGCTGTACCCGAAAATGGATGCCGCCGAATTCGGCAACCTGATGAGGCGGGGGCTGGTTCTGGCCGATCTTGCCGGGCGATTTGACGCAGGCGAAGAGGCGAAAAGATGAAAACGCGTAAAATGGCCTGTAATCGTTTTTCAGGCTTGTCCGCCCACACTTGCGGAGCAGGGGTGGCGCGTGCAGCACAGGAAAAATTAAACGGGTTTTAAATGGGGTTCCATAGATGACCGCACCGTCCGCCGAATATCTCAACCTGCCCTTCGATGAGGCGATCCGTTTCTTTAGGGATAAAGTGAATCTCCCGACCAAGAAATGGGACGATCTCTGGGGCGGAATGCACAGCCGGTCTTTCGTCGTCGCCGGGGCGACCAAGGCCGAGCTGCTCACGGATCTGCGGGATGCTGTCGACAAGGCGATCAGCCAGGGAACCACCTTAGCAGAGTTTAGAAAAGATTTCGACAAGGTCATCGAAAAAAACGGCTGGCAATACAAGGGTGGCCGCGACTGGCGATCGGCGGTCATTTTCGACACCAACCTCTCCAGTGCCTACAGCGCCGGCCACTACGCCGGGCGGACCGCTCCGGCGGTGCTCGCGGTGCGGCCCTGGTGGAAATACATGCCTTCCAGCTCGGTCAATCCACGCAAGGATCATATGCGGTGGTACAACATCGTGCTGCGCTACGATGACCCCTGGTGGCGGACTCACGAGCCGGCGAACGGCTGGGGCTGCAAGTGCGGTGTGACGACGATGAGCAACGCCGAATACCAGCGCAACAAACATAAATTGCGAACCGAGGCCCCGGATGACGGCACCTATGAGTACGTCAACAAAAAGACCGGCGAGGTCAGCCAGGTGCCGGTCGGTATCGACCCAGGCTGGGACTACAGCCCCGGTCGGGCGGCCTGGGGGCAGAAGCTCTCGAAGAATGCCATGGCGGAATACCAGGCGATGAAGGCGGACGCCTGGGAAAAGCTCACTCCCGGCGACTGGCTGACCTACGGTCTGGCCGAGCGGCTTGCTCCGGATCAGCCGCAAGCTGCCCTGGGGCCGAAGCTGACCAGCAAGGAGGCGACGGTGGCGGGCCTCGAGGAGATTATCGGCGGACAGGAGGCGGTCTTCAGCCTGGAAGCAAACGGCTTTCGCTACGACATCCTGGTCAACGCCGAGACCTTCGGCAGTCACCTTGCGGCCGAACGGACCCCATNCCTGCCGTTTTTGCCGGAGGTGCTCACCGATCCACATGAAGTATGGCTGACCTTTGAGCGCCACAAGGGCACCGGCAAGATCATCCTCCGGCAGCGGATTATCAAGCTGCTCGATCTCGGCAAGGAGAAGCTCCTGTTGGTGGTGGCGGAAACGGGAGACGGCTGGCTGCAGGCGTGGACAATGATACCGACCAGCCAAAGAAGCTACATGAACAAGCAGAGGGCTGGACAGCTGGTTTACCGGAAGGATTGATGTGATGGACAGCGGACAGGTCACTGCGGCGACCCCGCGCTGTATGGCGATTATCGATCCGCAGCTCAATCGCCATAACTGTAATGAAAAGAATACCTCAGATTGACAGGAGTGACAAGTGGCCGGAACGACGATTCGCATAAAGATCCATGACGAGCAGATGACGGCAACGCTTGGGACCATCGCCAAGCGCTGCGGCAACCTGCTGCCCGCCATGCAGATCATCGGCGAGACGGTCAAGGCCTCGGTGGTCGAAAACTTCCAGGCGGGTGGTCGGCCAAACGGCTGGCAGCCGCTCTCGCCGGTAACGCTGGTTATGAAAAAAGGCGGCTCGATCCTCATCGGCAAGGGCCATGCCGGCGGCCTGATGGGCTCGATCCATTATGAGGCGGAGAACAACGCGGTCATGGTCGGCACCAATAAGATCTACGCTGCCATCCACCAGTTCGGCGGCGAGGCCGGGCGCGGCAAAAAAGTGAAGACCCCGGCGCGGCCCTTCCTCATGGTCCAGGATGAAAACTGGCCGGAGATCAAGGAGCAGCTCGAAGAATACATCATCGTAGGAGACTTGCTATGAAACTCGGCAGCATTGCCCTGAATACCATGGACCTCGTGGCCGCCCTGGGCGAGGCCCCGGAATGGAGGCAGCTTATCCCTGCCGGTACAGTCGAGGGCCGCGACGGACGATCCTGGCTCAACAGCCAGCCGGAGAAAATCCTGGTTGCCTTCAAAGAGCTTGGCCGCGATCTGCCGATCGACCTCGAGCACAGCAGCGAGTTGAAGGCCCGGCTTGGCGAGCCTGCCCCGGCGGTCGGCTGGATCAATGAGCTGGCGGTGCGGGACGGCGAGATATGGGGCATGGTCGAATGGAACGCTGAAGGTAAAAAACTTATCGGCGAACGGGCGTACCGGTACATGAGCCCGGTGATCGTCTACAACCGCGAAAGCGGCATCATCGTCGGACTCACCTCGGTCGGTTTAACCAACCAGCCGAACCTGGAGCTGCCGGCGCTTAATAGTCAACAGGGGGGTAACCCCGAAAACAAGGAGGATGAAATGCTTAAAGCAATTCTCGTGGCCCTGGGGCTGCCGGAAACCGCCACCGATGCGGACGCAGTGGCCAAAATCAAGGAGCTGAAAAACGAGGTCTCTACCGCCAACAATCGGGCGGAGACCCCGAGTCTCGATAAGTTCGTCCCGCGCTCCGACTACGATACGGCGGTCGCAAGAGCGACCAACGCCGAGAAGTCGCTCGGCGACGTAAAAAAAGAGCAGCTTGAGACGGCCGTAAACGCCGCCATCGACCAGGCCCTGAAAGACGGCAAGATCACCCCGGCGACCGCTGACTACCACAAGGCCCAGTGTCGGCAGGAAGGCGGGCTTGCTCTGTTCTCCGAGTTCTGCAAGGCTGCTCCGGTAGTCGGAGGCGAGTCGGGTCTTGCCGGTAAGACGGCAGGCGATACGCAAACGGCGCTCAACTCCGAGCAACAGAAGGTCGCCGAGATGTTCGGCAATTCGGCGGAAGATATCGCCAAGTACGGCAAGTAACCGTCCAGCTTCACGGCCGGCACAAAAAACATACAAACCAGGAGGCTATTATGGCTGACAGAATGACGGAAAGGAAAACAGGGTTGCTCTTGTCTCTGCTGGTGGCGGCTTCGACCGCTGTCGAAGGTGGCAAGATGGTCGGGGTCAATAGCTCCGGATATACGGTCGAAGCAGCTGATGCGGCCTCGATCAGGGTGTTCGGCGTCTCCGACCAGAACGTGGATAACTCGGCCGGGGCGGATGGTGCCAAACGGGTGCAGGTCTATTCCGGGGGGATGTTCAAGCTCAAGAATTCGGCGAGCAACGCTGTCGACCAGGCCGATGCCGGGCAGCTGTGCTTTGTCGAGGATGACGAGACGGTGGCCGATGCCCCAGGGACTAAAGGTATTGTCGCCGGGCGGGTTGTCGAAGTTGTTTCGGACGGTGTCTGGGTGCAGATCCCTGCCGGCATGCCGCAGGTGGCAGCGCAGGCGGATTCAGTGGCGGCTGACGTGGCCACCTTGAAAACCGATTTCAATGCCCTGCTCGCTAAACTCAGGGCGTCCGGGGTCATGTTCACGGCCTAATCGCTGATCGTCAGCGGCAAAGACTAAAGGATCAAGAGGAGAATTACCATGATAGTAAATGCTGCAACTCTCGCGGTTGTCTTCACCAACCTGAAGACAACCTTCAACAAGGCTTTCGAGGCCGCGCCCAGCAATTGGCAAAAGGTGGCGATGCTGGTGCCGTCGACCGGGAGTCAAAACGATTACAAATGGCTGTCCAGCTTTCCGAGAATGCGCAAGTGGATCGGTGAGAAGGCGGTAAAAGCTTTGTCCGCTTTCGGCTACACCGTTGTCAACGACGATTTTGAGGCAACCGTCGAGGTCGATCGCAACGATATCGAGGACGATCAGCTCGGGATCTACGCCCCGCAGGCGCAGGGCGCGGCGTTCTCGGCCAAGCAGCTGCCGGATGAGATCGTCGCCGATCTGGAGAATGGGGTCTTCACCACGCCCTGCTATGACGGTCAGTACATGTGCGATACCGATCATGTGGTAGCCGGAGTATCTGTGTCAAACAAGGGTGTGGTGGTTCTCAGTGCCGCAACCCAAGCGTTGGCAATCGCCTCGCTCGGTGCCGGCCGGACGGCGATGATGTCTTTCAAGGATGACGAGGGGCGGCCCCTGAACATCATCCCGAATATTTTGCTGGTTCCTCCGGCGCTGGAAGCTGTCGCCAACATCCTGGCCACCAACGAAAAGCTTGATGACGGCAAGCCCAACCCCTATAAAGGCACCGTCGAAGTTGTCGTCGAACCGAGGCTGACCAGCACTACCGCATGGTTCCTCCTCGATACCACCAAGCCGGTCAAGCCGTTCATTTACCAGGAGCGGAAGAAGCCGGTATTCGTTCAGCAGATCGATCCCCAGGCAGACGATGTCTTCATGCGCAAGAAGTTCAAGTTTGGCGCCGAAGCTCGGGGCGCAGGCGGCTATGGCTTCTGGCAATTGATCTGGGGCTCTACCGGTCTCGGCTGATAGGTAACGGCTGATCAACTGAAGGCCCGGCTGAGGCCCGGCCTTCTTCTTAATAATCGAAGAGGATTGAAACATGATCATCATCACCAGTAAGAAAGACGGCTTCCGGCGCTGCGGGGTCGCTCATCCGAGCAGACCGACCGAGCATGCCGACGACAAGTTCACCGAAGATGAACTGAAAAGCCTCCAGGAGGAGCCGATGCTGACGGTAGTCGTCTCGGAAGGCGAGCCGGCGGAGAAAGCCAAAACAACGTGGACGAAAGCCGAAATAAAAGCTGCAGCGATAAAAGCAGCACATAAATCAGCCAAAGCACCTGACATCCTGGACAGGGATAAATAACCATGTACGCCACTATCGCCGATCTGAATAAGCGCATCACCCAGGATGAATTGATCCGCCTCACCGACGAGGCGGACAGCGGCCAGGTGATAACGGCCACTATAGAGGCGGCGCTGGAAGCGGCGGGTGTCGAGATAGACAGCTACCTCGCCGTTGATGACCGCTATGAGCTGCCGCTCGCCGATCCGCAGCCGCTGCTCTCGACGCTCGCGGTCGACATCGCCATCTGGAACCTCTACTCGCTCGATGACAGTGGGGTGCCGGAGAACAGAAAAGATCGGTACAGGGAAGCGCTCAAGACCCTGGAACGGCTGTCGACCGGCAAGCAGACCCTGGGCGGCGAAGAAAAGGCCGCGGCAGGCAGCTCGGCGGCGGTCTTTACAGCGCCTGACCGGCTCTTTTCGAGAACGACTTTAAAGGACATTTAAATGCAGATCCTGCTCCCTGCCATTAAAAACGTCCTGCAGACCCTGCCCCAGCTGCCGAGGCGGAGCGACTGCTATATCACCCCGCATGTCAATTATATGCCGACCGGGACCCGGCAGCCGTGCCTCGGCATCAAGGACGGCGGAGTGACGCGGGAGGAACAGCCCGGTGAGATGGTCGAACTGACCATGAGAATTGAACTCGCCGCATTTGTCCGGATGACTACGGACGGCGGCGAGGCGGTTGTCGGATTGTACCGGTTCATGGACGATGCGAGTGACCTGCTCATGCACAACCATCTCGGGCTGACCGACATCGACCAGGTGCAGATCGGCCCGGACCGGCCGACGGAGATGTTTCAGGCCGAGAACAAACAATGGATAGTCAAGCTGGTCCGGACCATGAGCTATACCCTGGAACGGTCAAACATTTAAGGAGGATGTACCCAAATGGCGAATGAAATAACCGGGCGAGAAACGATCTGCGGTCTTGCCAAGGCTGGAGTCTGGCATACGCCGGTTGCCTGCGAAGCAGGAGACGGGGTGTTGATACTGGCCGATAATATCAAGGTCGGCATGGAGTTGGAGCTTGACGAATCCGCCGGCCAGGAGTGGGTGACCGAGGCGGACGCGGGCGTCGAGAACGTTGCCGGCAACATCGAGGCCTATATGAGGTACGAGGGCTTCGACGTCTGGCTGGCGCTGATCATGGGATCTGCCGGCGTGCCGGTGCAGCAGGAAGCGACTGCCGCCTACGCGGGTACCTATAACTTGACATCCAAGGTCGACGGCCTGTTCGGCACGCTGGCGCAGAAAAAGCTGGTCGACAAGATCTGGGAATACCCGTCGGTCAAACTGCACGGCTTCAAGCTTTCCGCAGAGATGAACAAGCCGGTGAAAATCAGCTTCGAGGCAATCTGCGATACTTTAAAACGCGATTCTACAACCAACACGGCCGTCACTATGGCCCTGGTCACGGCCCTGAAACAGAACCGTGTCATCATGAACAAGGACACGGTCTTCCGGATGAACAACCAGGAGGATGTGGCTCTTGCCGATTCGCACAAACTCTATCCGGCAAGCTTCGAGCTGACGTTTTCGCGGCCAATGGAATCCGATTATGTGGCCGGGCAAGACGGCCTGGAAGAGCCTGCCGACAACGGCTTCCCGGCCTGTACGCTAGCGCTCAAGTTCCCACGATACAACACCGCCAACGACGCCTATTTCGATGACTGGCAGAACACGGTCAGCAAGAAGATGGATATCACCTTCACCGGCAAGACCATCGAAGGCGCGCATAAGTACAAGCTGCGGATCCTGCTTTCCAACCTCAAGATCGACAGCCCGGAAGCGCCGGTATCCGGACCCGGCAAGATCCCCTATTCCATGAACTTGAAAGGGATCGGGGCAAGCACAGCGCCTGCAGGCATGACGGCTCTTACCGCACCGATGCGGATCGAGGTTGTCAATAAACGTACCACCAACCCTCTTGCTTAGTTTGTTGAGGACAGATCATGGATGAGTTGAAACTTGCCGACATCATCGACNCCCGGGATGAACAGCCGCCGATCTGGGTGGCCTATCCCGGCTCGAAAACTTTCGAGATCCTGGCGCGGCCGATCGGCGGCAAACATCAGGAGTTTGTCCAGGCGGCAACGGAGCTGCAATGGGACCTGGCGTTGATGAAAAAGCGGCCGGTGCTCAATGGCGAAGCGTACCAGGAACTGTTCGGCGATTACGTGGTGGTCGACTGGAAGGGCCTGATGGTCGAGGATCTGCGGCGGCTTGTCCTGATTGCCGACGCGCAAAAGCTAAAAGGCTTCACGGGGGAGATCGCTTTCGACAAGACCTCGCGGCAACTCCTCATGACCTGGTCGCCCGGTTTTACCGCCTGGCTGAACAGGGTGGCCTTTGATATTGAGCGACACAACATCGAGCGGGAGGCCGAGGCCGAAAAAAAGTAATGGCGGCGCTGCAGTTCCAGCTCGATTACCCGAGTGTCAACTGCAAGCAATGCCGCAAAAACCTTGAGGAAGACGAGATCGAACCGGAATGCGACGGCCAGGGATGGCCTAGTGTCGCGGGTGCCAGGGATGGCACAGGAGCGACCGGGTGTCCGGTCAATGGCTGGGACATGCTGACCAGGCAACTGCTGGCCCTGCATGACCGGGTCTGCCCCTGGGGCGAGCTGATCATGTCGGCAGTGCCCCAGGCCATGGACGATCTGGAGATCGCCCCAGGTGATCGCCGTTTGGCAAGACGCTGTCTGGTAAGCATTCACCGGACGATAAAACATTATCATCAACAACGGCCTGCGACCGCGTAAAAGACCATGCTGCAATCAAATACCAAAGTTGCAATCGAGCTCTATGTCGACGACAAGGGGTCGGTGCGGGTCAAGGAATTCTCCGGCAAGTCGCAGGAAGAATTCCGCAAGGTCGAACAGTCCGGGGTCGGGTCGGCCTCGAAAATCGGCGCCGCCTGGGACAAGGTCAAAGGAGTCTGGGGCTGGATCGCAGCCGGTGCCACCGCAGCCGTTGCCGCTGTCTCCGCGCTGGTGATCACCTCCGCCAGGGAGGCCAAGGAGATGGAGAACCTGGCCCGGCTGGCGAAGATGGGCAGCGAGGAGTTCCGGGCATATGCTTTTGCCACAGAGTCCGTAGGGGTGTCCGCCGAGAAGCTCGCCGATATCAGCAAGGACGTGCAGGACAAGATCGGTGATTTTATTGCCACCGGCGGCGGTGAGTTCGCGGACTTCTTTGAAAACGTTGCACCCAAAGTCGGCTTGACCGCCCAGGAGCTGCAGAAGCTCTCCGGGCCGGATGTGTTGGTGGCGTTGAAAAAGGCCATGGATGATGCCAACATCAGCGCCGAGGAACAGGTCTTTTATCTGGAAGCCATCGGCAACGATGCGGCATTGCTGACGCCACTTCTTGAAGAGAACGGCAAGGCCTTGAAAGAGAAGGCCCAGCGGGCGAAAGAGCTGGGACTTGCCATCAGCGAAGTCGACAACAAAAAACTTGTGGACGCCGGCGTTGCCACCAACGAAGCCACCAGTGCTTTCGGGGGGCTGAAGAATGCCGTCGCCGCCGAATTTGCGCCGATCTTTACGGAGGTGATGAACTGGGCGACCGGCCTCATCGTCGGCTTTAAAGAAGAGGCAAGATCTATCGCCGGGACTTTTGTCAATATCGCTGAGTCCTTCAAAGGGTGGAAGGCTGTCTTCGATGGTCGACTGTCCTTCTTCGAATTCGCGAAGATGGACGCGAAAGAGTTTGACGGGTGGCTGGAGAAGAACCGGGTAAGCACGGCGGCATTGGCAGACGAAAGCGTCAAGGCACAGAGCAGCTATCGAACACAGATCGAGGGCACAACCAATGCCTTAAAGTATCAGGAGAAAGAGCGACAGAAAATTCTCGACAAGCACAAGAGCGAAGCCGAAGAGAAAGCGGCAGCCGAGCGGGAAATGTATGAAGAAGCCGGGTTCGGTGCTGAAAAATATTTCACCCAGGAAGCAAACGAACTGGTGAGAAAATCCATCCGCTGGAAAGAAGCCGGAGCCGATATTTATGAGGTTGAACAGTGGCTATACGATGAAATTGGCAAACTCGCTGCCGATGCCTATGAAGAAGGCGAATTGGCCGCAGGGGTGGCGATGACCAGGATGCAGGAACAGTCCGGTACCTTGGCAGAACAGTTTGCCAAAAAAACGGAAGAGATGAACAGTCAACTCATCGCCGTGGGCGTAGAAGCGGACGAACTGAACGGCAAGACAATCGGCCTCCAGGCCCACTTCGACGGCAGCGCGGTAGTCACCGGCATCGATGGCCTGATAGCCAAATTCGAGCAGCTGCAAAGGGCTGCGGCCGCCGCTCCCGCCGAGCCCACCTCCTCATCCTCTGCCCCATCCGGCAGCTACGAGAATACAGACGCCTCGATGTCCGCGTCGGAGGTGGCGGCGGCCGGAACTGCTCACAACGGCAAAAACGCCCAGGGCGGCGTCACCGTCAATATCAATCAGCAGGTGTCCCGCTCCGATGTGATATCCATTGTCAGTGAGCAACGCCGCCTGGAGGCCAGATCATGAACCCTCGTTTTGTGCTCGGCGCAAATAGTCTCCAGTTTACCCGAGGCATCCGTTATCCGGTTTCGCGGCCGGTGGAAAAGATCCAGGTGATCGACCGCACCGGCGGCGGCTCGCTGCAGGTTGAAGATCTGGGGACAACCATCAAGACCTTCCCGATCGTCTTCAGGGGCTTGCCGCTCGCCGATTATCAGGCCCTGAAAACCTGGCATAACACCATCTGTAATGGTGCCGCAAATCCATTTACCTATTACGACGAAGAGGGCAACGCCCATACGGTGCGGCTGTTGACCACCAAGATTGATTTCCCCGAGACCTCCTATCATCGGTTTGCCGGGGAACTGCTTCTCGAGGTGGTCGGATGAGAACCGATCTGACCGCAGCATTTATCAGCGCCAAGAACGCCTCTTTTAGGCGCCCTCGGCAGCTGCTGGTCTTTAAATTTCCGGATGCCGGCAACGTCTATCTCTCCGACCAAAAGCTGGGCGCGGCCGATGGCCTGAGCAACGAATACCTGCCCCTGGTGGAGAACTGGGGAGAGCTGCAGGATTCGGCTGGCGATGCCACGGCCAACGACAACGGCGAGATCAGGCAGATGACCATCACCCTGTGGAACGGCGGCGACCAGCCTTTCTCTGATTATTTTCTCGCCGAATACCCCGAAAACGTCGAGGTGGAGTTGTACCAGTGGTTTGCCGGGCTGGCTGAATCCTCCAAAGCCCTGGTCGACCGCTTTGTGGTGCAGGATCCTATCGAGTTTGACGAGGCGAGCAGGCTTTTGTCCCTGGATTTGGTCTCTTTATCTATCCGCTACGACCAGCCCTGCGGCGATCTGCTCACCCGCGAGGTTTGGCCTTATGCCGCAGACAGCGATATCGGCCGAAGTATTCCCGTAGCCTTCGGGAGTCCCGGCCGGATCCCGGCACTGAAAGCCAAAACGACGCAGCGCCTGCGTCTCAAAGGCTCGATCTTGGCGGGCACCATGGTTTTACCGGTTTACGAAAACCTGAACGATCTGCTCTTTCCCATCTCAGGTACCGTGTTGATCGAAGAGGAAAAAATCCGCTACAGCGGGCGGACTGCGTCGAGCCTGACGGTGATCCAGCGCGGCTATCTCAGTTCGGCGGTTGAGCATCTGGACAAGCGGGAGATCGTCTCGGTGATCGGCGACCATACCTTTGTCCTCTGCGCCGGTCCAGTGGCCTCCGTCGCCAATGTGATGATTGAGGGTTTTCCGGCACCGGCTGAGATCTACACCGTGCGCACGGATCTGAATCCTGCCCGGGTAATCTTCAGCGAAAAGCCCTGGGTAAAAAAATTCGGCGAATCGACCCGCTTTCTCGAAATGCAATTCGACGGCGTCACCGGCAGCAATACAGCCCTGCAGCCGTCCTATGCCTATGATGCCGCCGATTTGGCCACCGCAGCCTGCATCAAGTCCGGCAATAGTGTGCTGGGCCTCATTCAGGCCACGGTAAACCGCAATCGCGGCGAGATTTTGCGGGCCTATCTTGCGATTGAGCATTGGTCATCCGGCAAGATTTTAGCCGATTTTTGTGAGGTCTGGGTGTCGGGCGTCGGGGTTGTTGGCAGATTATCCCGACCGAATCCAAACGATGAGATCGCACTGGATGCCGACGTCGATGTCGATCATGGCCACAACCATGAAATCGGTGGCGAGCATATCCATAATTTCGATCAGCCTACGGTTGCCGTGGCCGATCCAACACACGGCCATGAGGCAACGGTGCAGGGTGCTGTGATTACCGACGGCAGTACTACAGGGATGCCGTTATCAATCGGAACATATGGCAGCGGATCGAAAACATTCTATTTTGCCGGGCACAGCGGAATTCTGTCCCAACGACTGCATGTACGATTCGACCCATTTGATGCCGGAACAGTTACCTTGAGCATCCCAGGGGTTAATCCTACATGGGTGCCTCATACCGGAGTTGTCGATCAATGGTTCAATATGTCCTCCTTTGTTACCTCGGTCATAATTTCCTGGACAGGTTCCGGCGTTGTTGGGGGAATAATAAGATTTTTCGAGGTCACCCTCGAGACAACAAAAAGTGGTGCGGTTACTCCAAAAGTAACAGGGATTACCGGATCAGCGCTTAACGGCAAAGTCAAAAATACCGGAGTGGTCAATGTTAAAAACTCCGACGATGTGAAGAGTTTGGCAACAGCCAACCGGGTTTTAAACATCAAGGCTCAGGATAATCCTTCGCGGACCGTGGTCAATTTGTTTGATCTGACCAGCCATGTTAATTTTAATTGGGGATGGTTCACCAACCGGGAGGTCAGGGTCATCTATGCCAACGCCGGCGACGCCAAGGCGGTCTACATCCTCCATGCTTTTTTCGATGTCGAATATGTGCCGACTGAGGTTGTTTATTCCGACGAAGTAACCGCCGAGGTAACCAGCCTGTCCGATTGCATCCGTCCGGACCTGGCAATTCAGAAGTTACTGACGACTAGAGCCGGAGTAGCTGCAGCCGATTTCGACAGCGCGTCCTTTGCTGCGATCGGCACCAAGTTTGCCGGGCGGGGCTATCGCCTGGACGGTCTGATCGAGGCCGATGTTACCGTGCGGGAGGCTATCAAGCGTATCTGCTATCAGACCCACAGCCGGTTTTTTACCTCCGGCGGCAAGCTGAAGATGGCCCTGCGGGAGGGGCACCCGGCGAGCAAGCCAGTATCCCGCCAGCTCACCGCCGATAACCTGCAGCTGCGCTCGATATCGGTATCCCGCCAGCCCTTGCGGGAGATCTCCAACCGGGTGCAGCTGTTTTTCAAACGCGATTGGACGGCAAGCGATTCATCGACAGCCGGCTTTCTCGATTCCGTGACCCGCGAAGACGCCGGATCGATCTCCCGGTTCGGTCTCAAGGCCAAGGCGGACAGCTATAATTTCGACTTGATCCGGGACGCCGGCATGGCTGCCAAGGTGGCCGATTTTTATCTGATGACCGATGCATGGCCTTCGACATTTTATACCTTCATGGCCTACCTCAATCAGTTCGACCTGGAGAAAGAGGATGTTATCGAGGTGTCCGCCGCCTTCAACCAGATGAACAAAGTGCCGATGGTGTTGCGGGCTATGGATCGAGTTTTCGGCTCTGGCAAATCCTCGTCCATCAACCTGGTGCGGATCGTCGCTGAAAACCTGTTCTACATCCTCACCCGAATAAGCAGGGATGATGCGGTGCTCATCATTATGGACACATTGTCGACAATGATTGTCCAGGCCGCTGAACATGCCGAGGCGATGCATGCTGTTGAGCAGCTGCTCACGCTCCTTGATTTGAATCGATCTGATGCGGCCATGGTTTCCGACGCGCTAATGAGCATATGGGAGATCAGGCTGCAGCTTGCCGAGGCCATTAACGTGGCGGTGACATTGAATACCGACCGCAGCATCAGTCGCAACGATACAGTTTCTATGGAGGATTTCCCTGAGTTTTGGCATGTGTACGGGGCTGGTAGCGGTGGTTTTGGTCAAGTGCCGTTTGGCGGCCTATCGGCATGGCGGCATAAATCCCCTGACGAGCTGTCAATTTTTGAGCAGTTGATTGTTGCCCTGAGCGCGTTGCGGACATCGTCCGTTGTGGTGTCCGACACTTTGCTATTCAGCAGCGGTTTCGGCGGCAAACTGAGCAGTGGTTTCGGCGTATCGCCGTTTGGAGGTTGATATGTTCGACAAGATTGCTGCGATATTAAATAGATCGAACTCTGCCGGGAAAATCCTGCCGAGCGATGAGTTGGATGTAACCGTGCAGGCTGCAACAAAAGTTTATTGTGTGCACTGCCGCCAGCACATTTACTACCTGAAAAAGGCAGATGGCGGTGTTGCTGCCAGCAATTTAGCACCACTGCAAGGCGGGCGAACTCCCGTTAATTTTGGTTGTCCGGCGTGTGGGCAGGATATCCGAGCATACGCTCCGGAGCCGACCCTTAAAACCGACAAAGGGTATTTGAACAAAGGGCGCTGACCGTCGCGATGACAGGACAGCGCTCCAACTACTGTCGTGAAGACAGAAGGGATGGGCAAAATGAGAACAAGGGTATTGGGATGGTGCGCGTTTTGGCTCCAGGCTGCGTGGCTGATCTGCTCGAGCTGGGCAAATGTCAAATCGGCGTTTGCCGGTATTTCGGAGGGAATTAGCCCGATTGGCCGGGTGCATTTTCTTTTCGTCAACGAAGAGACCGGCGCGATCCGTGATTGTGGTTGGAGTCCCAACCTGGTCGTAACCACCGGCAAAAACCACATCGCCGACCAGCTGGCGGGCAGGCAACAAGCGCAAATGTCGCACATGGCTATAGGCACCGGCACAACTACACCGGTTGCCGCTAACACGGCACTGGAAACCGAGCTGGACCGAAACGCCCTTGACTCCAGGACTCAAGGCACCGGGGCTGACGCCAACAAGGTCACGTACATATGCACGTGGCCAGCTGGGGACGGAACCGGAGCAATCACCGAAGCGGCGATCTTTAACAGCGCATCGGCCGGGCAAATGCTTTGCCGTTCTGTTTTCGCGGTCAAAAACAAAGAAGCGGGTGAATCTATGGTGCAAACCTGGATCCTCACCGTTTCGGCGTAAAGGGGGAGCCATGGCCAACACTTTTACTAATCGGCTCAAAAAACGGTTGCCTGCAGCGGGTGACCCTAACTGGGATGACGAATGGAACGACAACGGAATACTCGATGAGGTGGTCATGGGGGCTCTACTGGGTGGCGACCGCGTTATTTCCGGTGGAGAGGTTACCGACGGCGGCGGCCTGACTGCCAATTATGCGGCAATCGTGGGGCGCTTGAATGGGGCACCGCTGAGCGTCGATGCTGGCAGTCTGGCAATGTCGGGGGCGGCAGCTGGTACCGATGCTGCGGGCAATGTGCTGACAGTTGCGAACTGGATTTATGTCAACAGCTCAGGTGTGGCGGCAACATCGCTTACTCCGCCCTCCGGCGATTATATCCCGCTGGCTATGGTTGATGCCAGCAACACCGCAATATTGCGGATTGCTGATTTGCGGCCGATAGCTGAGGCGGTGGTATATTTTGATCCGCCTGTTGCGGTGGATATAGGCAAAGCCCTGACAGTCATGCCTGATTTGTCGCTTTCCTACCAGCCAGCGAACAGAGGTCGGAAAAACCACATCATAGATGGCAACTTTGATATCTGGTTGGAGGCTACGAGTCAGACTACCAGCGGTTATGGTAGCGACACAATGTGGTTGAATGAGCACTCAGGAACAACAAAGGTTCACTCCCGGCAAGCCTTCACGCCCGGCCAGACCCTTGTTCCGGGCAATCCGGAGTTTTTTTCTCGAACGGTAGTGACGAGTGTTGCGGGAGCATCTAATTACTGTCGGAAGTCGCAACGAATTGAGCGGGTCAAGACCAATGCCGGAAACAAGGCAACCTATTCCTTCTATTTTGACACCGACGTCTCAAAGAATATTGCAGTTGAGTTTGTCCAGAATTTCGGAACCGGTGGTAGCCCATCCACAGAAATCACGGCTATCGGGACACAGCTGGTCGCGGTAACGCCGGGATTTAAAAAATACTATGTGACGGTTAACCTGCCGAGCATGACGGGCAAGACGGTCGGCACGAACAATAACGACTATCTCGGCATGGTGTTTTGGTACGATGCCGGAACGTCGTTTAATACACGTGCGGCGAACCTTGGTCAACAATCAGGTACCTTTGATCTTGCACAGGTGCAACTTGAGGACGGCGAGGTTGCTACTGAGTATGAAGAGCAGATGCCTGGTGAGCCATTAAGGGATGTGAATAGATATTACGAAGCAGAAGCACCCATTGCCTATCTTACCACTCATTATGGCAACACTACAATTGGAGCGTATGCGTATGAAAGGTCTATATATATTGGTTTCAAGCAGACAAAGAGGGCCGCACCGGCAGTCACAACTGTATTGAATGTAGGGACCGCTGCCGCTGCGATAGGAAAAATTAGTGGCATTCTCGTAACAAGCACGTGGGCAACAGAAACTAATGTTGTGACCCTTAATTCTTGGACTGCGGACTCAAGGCTATAAAGGGAGAGATACAATGTATAAATTTGAAGACAAAGATCATGCCTCGGTAACCAATCTCACCACAAAACAGTCTGGGATAAACCCCGGAGTTTTCCTTTGGGAAGATTATCAGAAATGGCTGGCAGCAGGAAACACCACCGAGCCTTTCGACAATAGAACGCCTGAAGACATCCTCCAGGCAGAGAAGGCAGCAGCCTGGGAGCAAATCAAAACCGAACGAGATAAGCGCATGGATGGCGGCTTCAAGGTTGGTACCAAATGGTACCACTCAGACCAAAAATCCAGAGTTCAGCACCTTGGTCTCTTAATGGCCGGTGCCGCCGTTCCTCCCGTTCCTTGGAAAACCATGGACGGCACTTTCACGACAATGAGCCCTGCTTTAGCCGGGTCGATCTTTCAGGCCGCAATGGCGCTTGACAGTGGATTGTTCGCAGCTGCAGAACAGCACAAGGCGGCGATGGAAGCCAGTCCGGACCCGTCCTCCTATAATTTCTCTACTGGATGGCCGGAGAACTTCCTTGGATTATAAAACAGCACGACCCCTGATACAGTCAGGGGACATTATCGCCTTCACCCATAACGGATGGGGCTCACTGTCTGATATCGAATCCCAGATCGTCCGCATGGCTACCAGATCAGAATATTCCCATGTCGGGATTGCCTGGCCGGTTGCCGGTCGGGTCATGACTCTGGAGGCTGTCGTCCCCATGATCCGGATATTCCCTTTATCAAAACTTCTCCCGTTCTATTGGATCTCTCTGGATAAACCCCTGGTTCCAGAGGCAGAAGAATTCGCCCTCAGCCGTGTGGGAGAATCGTACAGCAAATGGGAGGCAATCAAGGGGTTTTTCGGAAAAACAAAAGACAACGAAAAATGGCAATGTGCGGAGTATGTAAACTCGGTCTTGCGTAAGACAGGCGGTGTATCCCGTAAAGATACGCCTTCAGCTGTGGTATTCGACGCCATCAGTAATGGGTCCACTCTAACATTGGTGACAAAATGAAAAAACTTTCCCGAACGCTTCTCCCGCTTCTCCTACTGGCCCTGCTTTTATCTTTTGGCTGTGCCAAAGACCAGCATACATATATCACCCCAGGCGGCCATGAGGTGAAAACTTCGGATATTGGCCTGCAGACAATGGCGATCCGCGATCAGAATATTGGCACCGAGGACAGCTACAACAAAGCCATAAAAGGGGCGTCCGACATTCAGGCGGTCGCTCTCATGGCCAACAAACTGACCAGCAGAGGCCAACAGATCGAGCGTGAAGCCACCGCAAGCGAAGAAGCCAGAGCATGGGCCGGGCTTTTCCTTCGTTACTTCGGTGGCGGTATTGACGTGATGAATAATCGAAAGACCGTTGCGAATACTCAGGTCTACAACATCAAGGGCAACAACAATAATATGTCCGGGGTCAACAACACCGCTCACAGCGAGCAGGGAGACGTGAATCAGTCCCTGTCGAGCCAATCGACGCCGTATGAGATGGAAGCAAATCAGACGTGGTCCCAGCAGGAAACCCAGGGCAGCGCGAATGGCGCGGCCGAAATTGCTGAGGCCGAACCCACGATTTAAAGGACGGGATAAAGGACGGGACGGGGATGTTCAAACCATCCCCCAACCACTCGACCGTGCGGAAACACGGAAGGGGGCGACAGGGTTCACCTGCTTAGTCCCGATGCTGGGTAAGCACGCGGGATGTTGTAGCAGATGAAGCTGTAAATTAAAAGGCAAAAAATGAAAGGAGTTATACCCTATTTCGGCGGCAAATCTCGACTGGCAAAAATCATCATCAGTAAGATCCCTGAGCATGCCTGCTATGTAGAGGTATTTGCCGGGGGAGCCTCAGTGTTCTTTGGCAAAGAACCATCACAAGCAGAAGTCCTGAATGATCTCGACAAGGACTTGGTCACCCTATATCGCGTTATCAAGCATCACCCAGAGGAACTTTACAAGCAGTATAAATTTAGTCTGGTTTCCCGCTCTGAATTTGACAGAGAACAACAGGTAAATCCCGAGACCTTGACCGACGTGCAACGAGCTGCAAGGTACCTCTTCTTGCAAAAATGCGCTTTCGGGGGCCATATCACCGGGCAGACGTTCGGAATGTCTACCACCGGCAAGCCTCGATTCAATCTGCTCACCCTGGAAACAACTATTGAGAAGGCATGGCAGCGTCTGATTAACGTTCAGATCGAGTGCAAAGACTTCCGGGATCTCATTCCGAGATACGACCGTCCGCATTCATTCTTCTTCCTTGATCCGCCTTATTGGAAGATCCCAGGCTATAAACACGATTTTCGAGAGCAGGACTTTCTTGAGCTGGCGGGGATCCTTCGCAAGATCAACGGCAGGTTTCTTATGACTATCAACGACACGAAGGAGGTAAGAGATATTTTCAAAGATTTCTACACCCATGAG